AGAGATAGCATACTTGGCTGGATTGTTTGATGGTGAAGGCCACATACAATACAAGCAGTATATGAGACAGAGAAAAAATAACGAGAAGCCATATCCAACATGGTCAATACGTATGGAGATGTCTATGACTGATGAGTCTATCATTAGATACACACACGAAGTATTAGGAGTTGGAACTGTCAACAAAAGAAAAAACGGTAGAGGCTCTCTTGGTAGAAAACAACAGTGGCGTTGGCAGTGTGGTTATAGAGATGCATATCAAGTTTGTATTTTATTTTGGCCACATGCACACGTGAAGTTAGAGAAGATACAAAAAGTTATTGATCACTATTCTCCTGATAAAATAATGAATGGTAATGTGGTTGATCTTCAACATTATAGAATGTGGATGAATTTAGAATGAGTTGTTTATCTTTAATGTTAGCTTTATCTATGCACATAGGATTAGAAGGTAAGTATAATTCTATACACCCACACGCACGTTGCGAGAAAGATGCGTTGATATCTGGAGTATATTACAATAGCGAAGATAGGATCTCAACTTATGTTGGATTACAACATAATGGTTACGAGTTAGGTTTAGTAACTGGTTACACATACGAAGATGTAATACCTATGATTAGATATAAAAAAGATAATTGGTTTGTTGCACCGGCGATAGAAAAGAATGGTGCACATGGACTTGTTATTGGATTGGAGTTTTAATGACAGCTGGATATGGAATAGGATTTTTAGCCATTGGTATGTTGGGAATAGTTATAGGTGGTTTTGTAGCGTGGTATATTATTAACGAGGTAGAAAAAAATGACGAAGAATAAAAAAGGTTTTAAGTGGGACGGTAAGTCTAGAGTTGTAACTGATGTGTATCGTAAAAGATTTACTGAGATCTTTGGTAAAAAAATTAAAGAGGATGAAGAGTTAGAAGGATACTATATCGATGATGATGGTATAAAGGTTCTAACTAAGAAAAAATGATGGACGATAAAGACTTAAAAGAATTTCATAACATTGGTATGCCTATCCCGAAGTCGGAAAAATACAACTATATCAATGGTAAACAGATCACGGACCACGAAACAGGGACCAGGGTCTATGAGATAAAAAATGATAGACTTCCTAGCGTGACTACGATATTAGGGGCCACAAAAAATCAACAATTCATAAAAGATTGGAAAGCGAAAGTCGGTGAAAAAGAAGCAGACAGAATTAAAAATTTATCTAGTAAGCGAGGGACTAGCATGCACAAATTCCTCGAGTCTTATATCCAAGGAATTGGGTACGATGATCTTACAGGGCTCGGACAGGAGGCGAAAACCATGGCCGAAAAAATTATTGAAGTGGGTCTTACGCCAGTACAAGAGTATTATGGTTCTGAGATCACGTTACACTACCCGGGTCTATACGCAGGTTCAACAGACTTGGTATGTTTGCATAATGATATGGAGACTATTGTTGACTTCAAACAAAGTAACCGTCCGAAGAGGGAAGAATGGGTCGAAGACTATTACCTGCAGATTGCAGCATACGCCATGGCCCATGACTTTTATTACGGGTCCAACATACAGCAGGGAGTTATCATGGTATGCACGCCTGACCTATATTATCAAGAGTTCAAGACACAAGGAGCAGATCTTAGAGCCTGGAAACACAAGTTTCTTAAACGATTAGACATGTATCATGAACTAAAATTTGATGAGAAAGAGATAATGAAACAAGGAGATTTACAAACTTTACTAAAGGAGATGACAGATGAACGAAAGACTTAGAAGTGTAATGGTAGCCAGGTACAAGGCTGTCATAGAGGATGCTAAATACAAGATAAAATGTTATAGCGACCAAGAGATAATTATACCCGAACACCCGGATATCACGTTAGAGATAGACAAGCTGTTAGAAACAATGTCAAATGCAGAAGAAAAGTTGGCAGTAATTGATTTATATTATGGCAACAATAAGGCAGATAAAGCTATTCTGTAGCCAGTGTATATGTATGGTAAAAGTTTTAAAAAAAAAAATAAAAAAAGTTGAAAAAAAAGTGTCTTTTTGTCGTTTTGGGCTATAAGTGTTGGTATACAACAATAATAGTTGCCAAATTGTGCTAAAAAAAAGTGTCATCCGACAGATTATTTTGTCACTTTCAGATTGCCCGCGCGAAAAGCGATTTAGTTTGGCCTTTTTTTTGATTTTTTTACCATACATATACAAATATGAAAACATTAAGGTTGATGACAGAAAAAGATTTTTGGGATATATTCCACAAAAAACATAATCCAAAATACCATGCCAAGAAAAACAAGACGAAAAACAAATACCAATCCAAGCGTAGAAAACAAGATACCGTTTGCTAAGTATCGTGTTGAGTGGGTTGATTGTGTTAGTGACAGCGGCTGGGCTGACGAGAAAGAGTTTACCAAGATGAAGTTAGCTAAACCTGTAAACGAGGGTTGGATATTTTCTAAAGACAAAGAGTCTATTAAGATGTTTGCTTCTTACGACAAAGAAGATGATGGTAGTTTTACTTTTGGGGATCGGACGATGATTCCGGCTTCGTGGGTGAAGAAGATGACGAAGATTCAATAACTTCATCTGGCAATGCCTCAACAACCTTTGCATTCAGAATCGGCGCGTAGTCATCTAATATTTTTTGCATTTTTAGTTCTAGCTCTTCCTCTGATAATTCTTCTAGCTTACCTGTTTTTATTATCTTTCGGTCTATGTATAGTCCTGCAGCCATACCTCTGTTCTTTTCAGCGTTGGTTGCAGCAGAGAAAGCACCCTTCTTCAAAGCCTCTTCTCTAATCTTACCAAGTTCTGCTACGTGTTTGTCGTATGTAACTTCATACTTTTTAAGTTTCTCTTCTCGTAACGCACCTATGTATTGCACGACCAGCGGAGACAGTCTAGGGTTCTGTAGTTCTGATGCTTCTACTCTAGCACGCTTCTCACTGTACCCAGCAGCTATCGCTGCGTCTGCACCTGTGGTCCTGCCTTCGTTGAATACTAAATATTCTGCAAATCTTTTTTGCATTTCTGTTAATCTTTTTGGAACACCCATGTTGACATTTTAAGGTAACATGTCTATATTGTCAACATATGAAAGACGTAATAGACTTTGAGAAAGCCAAGAATGAAAAGGGCTATCATGATTTAGAAGCAACAATAGATAGATTGCGTAATAACATTCGTGATTTGTTATCTATGAATACACAATACAAAACAGAACTTGCAGATCAAATAGTTAAGATAAACAAATTAGAGCAAGAGGTAAAAGATTTAAAAAAAGAAAGATCGGATTACTACGGTGCTAGTTAGAGACTTACAACAAATACTTGGAAACTTTACAGACAAGTTTAACAAAGGTGCTGGCAAGGTAGAAGGTAAAGGTAATGCTATCATGTATGCGAAAGTATATATTGATTTAGGCAATGGCAGATTATCTGAGATACAAAAAATAGAAGCACAAGAGAATACTTTAATAGGAGCTAAAGAAGGCGTAAGAGTTGTACTAAAACCACAACCACAAAATAAATCTAAAATAATTATATAGAAAGGAGTTACTGTGTTTGAAATAACAGAAGACCAAAGAAAACAATTGTTGGCCTACATGTGGTCGAGACCGTACGGTGAAGTTGCACAATTAGTTGCAATGTTAGCGTCATTGAAGTCAAAAGAGAATGACAATGCTACCTCGAAAAACTAGGTGGGACCAGAGGCTAAATTACATAAAAAACTTGTCAAAGCAACTCCTAGAATTGTATGGAATAGGTTGGAAAACCTTAGCAATGTTGGTTGTCCTGATCTATTGGGGTACAATGCTTTTCATACCTTTTTTACAGTAGAGTTAAAAGTAACCAAGGGTAAAAAATTAAAGTTTAGTCCACACCAAATTGCGTTTCACGTGAAACATCCTGACAATACATTTATCCTAGCAGAGACCCTCAGTCCAAGAGCCGTGAATCGTTTTCACATGTACCGTGGTTCAAGAATCTTGGAGCTTGACGCTTGTGGCTTGAAGCTTGATGCTTGTAGCTTGGGGCTTGAGGCTTGCGCCTCTCTCTTTTCTTCTTTGGGAAAACCATAATCCTGGCAGTTCCAGGTCACATCCCCTCTGGACATTTTTAAGATGCAATTACTGCCAGGATCTCGGAGGGCTCGCGTTGAGCTGATCCCTATGGGACCGTTACCATTTCCGATTACTGCAGCCTTGGGTTGGACCAGTTGTGCACTAGAATGCCCACCATGTATAGCTGCAGTCCTGAGTAAACTATATCCTATATAATCCTTCATGTCAAATAATATCTTTTAGAATGATTCTTAGAATCATTCTAAATTGCGCTTGTTGCTTGGAGCTTGAGGCTTGCTGCTTGAAGCTTGTTGCTTGACGCTTGTAGCTTGTTGCTTGAGGCCCGGACCAGTCGCACGCTCGCTTGCAGCCGTCGCTTCAGCATTGCTAATGGCCTGGTCCGATTTATTACGTAGCTTGCGTAATTCTTTATAATATTTTGGGTGTCTGAACATTTTAGTGTTTTCCGTATGTAACATTTTTAATATCTTTATTCCAGCACATACGACAGTCTAAACATTTACCGCCCTGGTCCGGTGCGGGGCACGTTCTCTTACCTGCTTCAGTCGTGACGCTGCTCTCATGTTCCCAGGCCTTGGCTGCTGGTCCGTCGATCTTGCTTCGTGACAGTCTGATCACCAGGTTAGCCGGCACCTCTTCAGGGGCTGGCAGGAACGGTCGTTCCTGAGTTGGCAGCCAGTGCTTGGTGTTCGGGGTCCTTCTACAGATATTTAAAATATTTTGCATATGCTCGACTGATTGCACGTCGCCGGCGTCGTGCCATCTAAAAAATTTCTGTCTCTTAATGACTGCAACCATTGCATCAACCCAGCGCGGGTCCTCTATTGCTTTCAGTCTTCTATACTGCGCAGCTCTGATGGCCGGGTACCTTGTATAGTTTCCCTTCTTAGCGTAGCAGCTGAAGCACGGCGTGCCGGGTATCTGCGCCAGCTTCCATCCAGTCTTGCATTCCCAGGCTGGCAGGCTGTAGCTCAGGCCAGGCATTTTAGACGTTTTTGTAAATGAGTCTGTAATTTTAATTGCTTCTTTTACTTTCATATCTTTCTCCTTTATATTGTAGGATAACATTATAATTCTTTCTTGTCAAGCTTGCAGCTTGTCGCTTGCAGCTTGCCGCTTCCTTCTTGTAGCCGTTGGCCTCGAGCCATCGCCAGTGATTGATTAAGATGCGGGCCCTTCCAGGCCCTGCAGCTCTACTCATCTTTTTCTTCCCATCTTTTTTTAGTCTCTTCCTGGTCCTTCTTGATCATGTCAATAATCGTGTCCAGCGCATCTGCAATCCGGATCAAAGGGTTGACTGATCTATCGTTTATTTCATTATCCATGTTTCCTCCTATTTCTTTCTATATGCATCCTACACTATCCCGGAAGCATTGTCAAGCTCGT